CTAATGAGCACGGACAACAAAACCTGTTCGCAAAGGAACCTGAAATGTATGTGTCTCCAACTGATGCAGAGCGTTATGCACTTGAGACTTATGCCGAAAGGGCAGAAAAAGCAAATTCAAGATTTGCTATGCTAGGATTTGTTGCTGCAGTTGTCTCTTATGCATTCACAGGACACCTCTTCTTTGGTGTAATCTGATGACCGAACTTATTTTTACTGTAACGAGTATTGCCTTTCTTGTGCTTCTTGCACACTCTATCAATCAACTTTCCGACACTTACTAAGGAGAAACAAAATGAAATTTGGATTTACTGAATTTAGCGAAAAATTGAACGGCAGAATTGCGATGTGTGCATTCGTAATTGCCGTAGGCACTTACTTGACGACTGGACAGATTCTTCCCGGAGTGTTTTGACTTCTGATATTATTGCAATATTCTGTGGATTATTCATCTCAGCAATACTATTAAATGTATTGAAACTCTCAAATAAAAAATAATAATATTAATCCTACTCTCTAAATATGGAGAGTAGGATTTTTTATATGCCCAGAGGACAATTGACCAGGGATGAAATGGAGTATCAAGTACTGAAGTTGAAGGATAAACTTCAAAATGAACATATTGGATATACTTCAGACCCAAAGTCACTTGCAGATGAATACCTGAATATGGTACTTGATAAGATTAATGAGTATGCACGGTAATAACTTTATTGAAGATTAATTAGTTATTTTATAAATACTTCAGCATCAGTATAGAGGTATAATGACGTTAGATCTTCATAACTTTTTTAAATTTTATGATGATGGTAATTCAAACCACGTAGCAGCAGTTCAATGGTTAGAGGATAATCTACCTGCTGAATATTTGGATGATGCTGAATCAGATTGGATTGGTATGTTTAGAACCAAACCACCACAACCAGCAGTATTAGCAGTTCCTTATTTCAATCAAGTAGATAATTATAGAGACGCACATAGAACTTGTAATAGTTCTTCTTGTGCTATGTGTCTGGCATTTCTAAAACCAGGAAGCATCAAAGGTGATGACGAGTATGTTAAGAAAGTATTTGCCATTGGCGACACGACTGACCATTCCGTACAGACAAAAGTTCTGGCGGGTTATGGAGTTCAGTCACACTTTAGTTACAATCTTTCTTTTGCTGACATTGATAAGAGTCTTGATGCTGGGAAACCCGTTGTTATTGGTATTCTTCATAGGGGTTCTTTATCTTCACCTACTGGCGGGCACATGTGTGTTGTGATTGGTAAGACACCAGATGGTAAAGGATATTATATCAATGATCCTTATGGTTCTCTCAATGACAACTATACTGGTCCTGTAACAAATGGTAAGAAGACCATTTACACTAAAGCAGTTCTTAAGCACCGTTGGTGTCCAGGAGGTAATGATGGATGGGGTAGAATCTTCGACTGAGTTTAAAAAGAAAATTCTAGAAGAAGTAAAAAGATTAACTAATCAAGGAAGACACGTAGAATCTTCCAAACTTTTTAACCAATATTTTGGAGACAACAATGGCAAGAATTGATTTACACAACTTCTTCAAGTTCTATGACGAGAAGAATCCTAATCACGTCAAGGCAGTTCAATGGTTAGAGGATAATCTACCAGTCAAGTATCTGGAAGATAATACTGATTGGGCGGAGATTTACAGAAGTAAGAAATCTACTCCTGTTGTTGATACACCTTCTGGAAGTGTGTGTCCTCATTGTGGAAAACCACTGGGAAAGTAGAAGGGACAGCATCTTCATTGGGTGCTGTCCAATCTCAAACAAGTGGTGATGATATGCCTATGACGGGCATCAAATTAATCAAGGAATTTGAAGGATGTCATCTTAAAGCATATCCAGATCCTCTTTCTGGTGGTCTGCCAATCACAATAGGTTGGGGTTCTACTCGTAAGAAGGATGGTGGACCATTCCAACTTGGTGATCAAATCACACAACAAGAAGCAGATGAACTACTGATTAGTCAGTGTAAGAATCAGTTTCTTCCAGCACTTCGTAAAATTCCACACTGGAATGAAATGTCTGATGGTAAAAGAGGTGCATTACTTTCTTTTGCTTATAATCTTGGTGCTGGTTTTTATGGCGGCGATAACTTCAACACCATTACTCGTACACTGAAAAATAAAGAATGGGATAAGGTGCCAGATGCGCTTTACCTCTACAGAAATCCTGGTTCTAATGTAGAAGCAGGACTTGCTCGTAGAAGAAAAGCAGAAGGTGATGCTTGGAAAAAAGGTTAACCTATCACACAAAGAAAAATGGCTACTAAAAAGGAAAACGCTATGGGACAATTGATTCGTGTTGTGATTTTGAGTTGGAGTGCAGCACTACTTACCGCAAGTTATGCTGGTATGTTTGCTAAAATGGATCCCACATTTATTGCGACTGTCTTCACTGCCTCTGCTGCTACCTTTGGTATTAACACAATGAAGAAGGGTGGAGATGAAGAAGATGAGAAAAAAGAAGAACCTAAAAAAGAAGAGTTTGTAGTTGCTCCTCCTCTACCACCTACACAAGAACCTGATTGGTCTGAACCTTCCAGAGAAATGACTTGGGGAGAACCTTCCACTACCTTAGCGGAAAGAGTTGAAGCATTGGAAACAAAAATAGAAGGTGAAGATGGAGAAGGATTTGTTAAACCACGCACCACATATTAAAGTTAACACACTCGGAGATGTAAGATGAGTTACCTCATCAACACTAAGTTACCTAAAGAAGTTATTTTAAAAGCAGTCAAGAACTGTGTTGATGTATATGCTGATCCAAAAGATTTCACCATCGATAAAAGCATAGATGGATACTGTATTCTTACAGTAGAAGGAACAAAAGAAATGTCAGATTGGATTACAAATCTGAAATTTTTATTCCGAAGTGAGGATACTCATAGAGGTTTCAAATCTAACGCAATGAAAACTATCACTGAGTTGGTATGTAATTATGAGTCTTTATGTAAAGAGAGAAAACTAGTGCTTGCTGGTCATTCTCTTGGTGGAGCAACAGCAACAGTTATCGCAGATTTGATGTTAGAGAATACCCCAGACTTATCAATCGTTACCATTGGATCACCTCGTCCAGGTGGTCGTGGTCTTCGCAAAAGATTGAAAGTTGCAGATCATCTTCGTTTCGTTCATGGAAATGATGTTGTTCCAACTACACCACCTTATCTTAATGGATATGTTCATACACATCCACAAATTCATTTAGAAGATACCAATCCAGAATTTTTTGATAGGGTTGCCGATCACGATGCCGCATCGTATTACACCGCAATAGAGAAGTTACTATCATGAAAAATCTTGCATTAGGTTTATCAATTTTAAGTTTGAGTATTAGTGGAGCACTATGTTATGGTGCATACACAACTTATCAAAAAGCACAGAAAATTTTAGATAACCCAGAAGAGTTTGTGGGTGCTGTGGTAGAAAAGCAAATGGCAAAAGCATTGGAAAAACTACCTATTCCTAAACTAAATATTAAAGAATTTAAGATGCCTTTCTAATGGATAAAGATCCTTATATTTACAGAGTAAAAAAAGTAATCAAAGTAGTTGATGGAGACACAATAGATGCGGACATTGATCTTGGTTTCGATATTTCTCTTACTAAGCGAGTACGCCTTAGTGGTGTGGATACTCCAGAAAGTAGAACTACAGACCTCAAAGAAAAAGCACTTGGATTAGAAGTCAAGGAATGGTTGAAGAAGAAACTTCAAGACCAAACTGACATCATCATCAAGACTGAACTTCCTGATAGTACTGAAAAGTATGGTAGGATTTTAGGACAACTCTTTGTGGGTGATAAAGAAGTAATGTCTGTCAACAAAAAGAAATCTGTCAACCAACAAATGATTGACGAAGGATATTGCTGGGTCTATAATGGGGGTACAAAGAAAAAAGACTTTGCTGAATTGGAGGCAAAAAGAAAATCGACACTCTAATCTTAACTTGCCTACAAACACAATTGATTGTGGCAAGAATTCAAAAACGAAACCTTCCCGAATTTATAAAGACTGAAATAGTCAAAGAACTTCGGTCAACCTCACCTAAAGAGTGTGTGGTTGGATGATTTACTTTAATATTGTTAGATTTTTCCTTATTGTTTGGAGTGCTCTAATGATATCTGCTGTGGAATCAGTTGCTATTCGGACAGAAGGTCAGGTAGAAATTGATAATTCTAGTAGAGATGCTTATGCCAAAGTTCTTGTGCTTGCTGTTGGATCTTTTCTTGGTGATGCTGCCTTTAAATTAAAAAACAAAAAGTAATTATTTGTCGTGTGCTTTTTTATATTGACTTTTCTTTTCTTCCTTCCATTCTTTTTTAAGTAGTTTTAAATTCTTCTTATCTAATTCAGCAGCAAAATATAATTGTAATTCATACGGGGTAAGGTCTCTATTCAAGAGCTTCTTGCCCCTTATTAGTATCTGTTGAACGATGGGTTTCATTTTCTTTACCATCCATTCAACAAAAGATTTACCAAGCAGAGCCGCAGCAACACTAGCAGTAGCAGTGGTGCCAGCAAGAATAACCTGCTCTTTAGGAGGAACTGGAACTGGTCCGAGAAGGGGAACTTCAATGATTGGGATGCCCGTGTCTGGTTTGGTGAATTCAACTGGGGGGGTTTTAACATTCTTCACCTCATCAGTAGGGGAAGTGGGAACCAAAACTCTTGGTATAGGTGGAATCGCGGGAGTATCTGGAAGATCCCTAGACTTCTCTTGTTCCTCTTCTTCTTTTTGTTTTTGTCTCTCTGCCCTTACTGCCTCATCAAACTCTGCTTGCGTAGGAACATTGAGTACAGGATACTTGATAGTTGTATCTGGTGCTTGAAATACAGGTAATTCAAGACCACGAATAACTGGTTGTGGAGTTGATGTCACAACGGGAGGTTCTAAACTTGGAACAATACTATTACCAACAATACCAACATTAGAAATTTGGCTGGTATTGGTTTTTATATTTCCTATTCCACCTGTATTGATTGTTGGTATATCACTCATTTACTCGCCACTTCTTTTACATTGGGATACCGAACAACTACATCGGCACAAATTTTATAGTAGGGGCTTTCTGAATGAAAGGTAATACCATTCTTAATTGCTTCGCCACACTTCAGCAATCTAACTAATTCAAAATCTAAACGACTTTTATCAACTTCACTTTGTTGCCTTGCTATTTCTACCTTTGCTCTTGACTTACAAAGTTCCATCAACATACCATCCAAAGGTATATTGAAACCAGCAGAGATGCCCCAGTTATAATTTCTAGAATTAAATGTCTCTGGGTCATCACTACCATTTCCACTATTCAAAGCAAATGGAGATAATGAGAATGTTGGTCCCTGACAACTTACACCACCACCATAAGTATTCATCGCATACGGACCTTGTAAGACCTGTACTGCCTGATTAACTACACTTCCTGTTGCCGATGCTGATGGTCCAGCAATATTAGTATTAGATGGGGCTGGAGCAGTCTGAGCAAACGCACTACCAGATAATACTACTGTGTAAATACAGAGATTGATGTAGTAGTTGAGTTTGTTTCTGAGGTTCTGTCTATCCATGTTTCTTTAGCAATTCCAGGTCCGAGGTATGTCTCACTAAATTGGAACGGAGCACCTTGATTCATAATGGTATAGTTTGCTCCTTGTTGGGGAGTGTCAGGAATATTAATATTGGTTCCACTTACAGTATAAGATGTGCCAGTTGTATATTCAACTTGGCGAATGGTTTCTACAATCCGTGTAGTTGATTCTGTGGTAGCATTGATTGTACCTCTTGTAAAATTAGGTACAACACTATTAGCATAAGCAGGAGCACAAATGACTCCCGTTACTAAAAGCAATGTGGGAGTTATGTGTCTCATTTGAATACACTCAGTTCTATGGTTCTTTGTGCCGTTCCTGTTGAACCAGGACCACCAGCAGTGACGGTAGGAACACTAGTAGGTGATAATGTACCAGCAAGAGAACCTTTATCCCCTGCTAACTGAGTAATACTATCCCCATAAAGATTAGGAGAAGCAATGGCTCCAGCAGACCAAGATTGGTTGGTAACTAAAGCATCTGAAGCATTAAAACTTTCCGAGAAAGTGAATGCCTGACCTGATGTATTGATATCATATGTTCCAGCACCACCTACTCCACCGAATGAAGTTGATTGAATATTTGTACCAGAAGCAGAGTATGATGCTCCAATTCGAGTTGATTGTACCGCAGAACCCTGAACACCAAGTTGAATAGAATCAGTAATTTTAGATGTAATCTCAGCAGCACCTACAGGAATAGCAAAGAATAACGAAGAGATTAAAAGTAATCTTTTCATTTTCTTGTATGAATAACTACAGATATTTATGAAATTATAATAATTAGTCGATCTTTTATGGTCTAAAAAATAACTTCCTACCTTTCTTCGCAGGTCTTTTTATAAACCTAATAATCTCACCTGGTTGCTGCTTTATTTTGATGTTTCGGTTCTCGTTAAAGAAACCATCATTAGTCAGTAACCTAATGAGTATGAGTATCGGAAGAATTATTCTCTTCATTATCCCAATTGAGAATTTTGTAGATGCACCATAGGGTTCCAATCAGTCCAATACTTATTAGTATATTTACACTCCATACTGGGTCAGTCATAATCTTCTTTCTGTTTTATGTATCCAAGTCTTAAGTTCATGTAGATATTTTCTCAGTTCTTCTGATTTTTGTAGATGCCATTCATCACCACTCTTGAAGTACTCATGAGTGTGATTATCTATTGCTTTAAGAATGTTATGTATCGGTGCGTTCCAGTCTTTTCGTTGATTGGTATTCCATTCCCGTGGCATTTTTTGGGAAGCAGTTTGAAATATTTAGATTCTTGAGGGTCTTATTTATCTTGTGCCACCTAGGTAATTGGACCTATTGACAGCATTTCCTAACAATGTTATGATAAATACATACACGGGTTAAGAAACGTAACAGTTTCTCATCTTTGTACCTTCTGCAACCGAGACCATCAGAAGTAAAGCGTCTCTCATACCTGCACTGGAGGGTGGTGTAGGACATAATGTAACCAGTTCGTCCCCCGAACTCATATTTACCCCTTTTAATTAAATGACTGCTACAATTGCTTTACGCCGTTCTGGCGACAATCTCTGGGAACGTTACCTTAGTTGGGTAACAAGTACAAATAATCGGTTATACGTCGGGCATTTTGGAACCATTATGATTCCAACATTACTTGCTGCTACGGTTTGCTTCATTATCGCTTTCGTTGGTGCTCCCCCTGTGGACATTGACGGCATTCGTGAACCTGTCTCTGGTTCATTAATGTATGGTAACAACATCATCTCTGGTGCCGTTGTTCCTTCTTCTAATGCTATCGGACTGCATTCGTAAAGGAGTGCCTTAT